TTAGCATCTTCTTTGTACTCGGGGCAATCTAGCAAGTACTTGAGCTTGTTCATCTGTGGCATACCAAATACGCCAATCATATCTGGATATGGATTTGCTGTTTCGGCATACATGATAACTGAACGGTCATCTGCCATACTGTCGACGGAGGTCTTTTTATCGTCCCCAGTAATTTTCACAATGTTTAGGAAACCAAGGTTATGTGTGTGACCTACGATGTCTTGAAGAATGTCTTTCATTTTAAATCCTTTTGTTTAGTATATTTAGAAATTTGTATAATGTCAAATAAATTTTATTCAAAGCTGAATAAACTGCCGAATGTATTATTTTGTGTAGTGGATTCTAAATCCCACTCTAGCACTCCAATAAGATTTTCTAGCTTATTGTTAATAATGGTTGCCTCCATTTCTCCGTGATCAAACGGAAGTTCTTGGAACCATTTTGGTAACCGCATTTCGTCAACCGGATATGCAATTGAAGTATATCCTAACGGATTGTCTTTCATTTTGCACACAATAACTTTCATGCCGTCTACAATACCCATTGAGTACTTGTCACCGTTCATACGTTTGAGGGTATTCCAATTAATGCTAGCACGGACATGTCCTGGCATGTTAGTTCTGCCTGCTTTAACTTCTTTGGCTTGATATTCTGCAATGTTATTTGCACGTTTAGGACTGCCTTTCTCCCAACCAGGCCTTTGTTTAAATTCATTTCGGAACTCACCAATGCGTTCTAGAATTTCTTCTTCTTGAGCATTGTTAAGAACTTTAGTTAAAATCTCGCTTAAAAAGTTTTGCATAAATTCAGGAGTATCACTACGTTTCAAATCTAAGCCCATAGCTTTAATTTTACCTGGCTTGCCATCTATATCTTGCCTCTTACCTTCCTTGTCAAAGTACAAGATAGCGTATCGCTTCTTGGTCATAAAGATGCCTTTGATAGCAACAAATTCTCGACCGGCCTTAATAACATCTCCTCGAGTTTTTGGACAATGAAAATCGTCTAACATAAATTGCGGAAATGTACCATTTACTTCTTCAGAGATGGTGTCGTACAGTTGAACGACAACTTCTTTGTTCCAAGGAATTATTCCTTTATTGATATCATTTTTTAAAGTAGTATATGCACTAAAATACACAGAGTCAGTATCACCGTATATCACACTCTTGCCGGTGTAGTTATAGTCTCCGGTAATTACTTCATTTACTTTCGCAGCCATATGCCTGGCGATCCGTCTACCAGTAAGAGTTGTGGATTGCCCAATACGATTATCAAAGAACCTACAACCAGCATTAAGAATAGCACCATATAAGCTATTGAGGTTAATCTTTTTAACCAACTGTCTTTTATCCCAATATTCTTCTTCAACTTTATTCCCCGATGCAATACATTCTTTTAATTTTGCCTGCATTTCCTTACGTTCGGCATACCAACGTTTCAACAATCCGGGAATGATCCCTTCTTTCTCATAGGTAAAGATAGTACCGTTTGCTGATATCACCCATGGCTGATTACTTTCAAAAATTAGTTCATAAATTTGAGCACCACTCAGCACATCAACTCTGCCATCTTCCCAGTCAACAGTAATATCAGTAGCACGGTCTTTTGTCATCACAAGTTCGTATTCGTTACTGCCAAACTTACCTTCCCAGGAGGCTGCAAAGCTAGAACCTTTAGCCATCTTACCTTCAATTTCAGCCTTGGTATAAGATTGACGTAACTGTCCAACGATTGTCTCTGGACCCATATTTAATGCACGAATAGCTGACGGATACAATGAGTTAATGTCCATTGAGCCAATCCAGTCGTGAAGCCCTTTCTTAGGATACGCAACATACGCACCAGCAGCCTGTGTTTCTAAATCGTCATCACGTTTAGGACGACTAGGAACAATTAATCCGCGGTGATGAGCTTCATTTACAATGGCCTGTTCAGTTACAGCAACCGCACCCATTGTGGTCTGTAACAACACTGTACATTCATGTGCTAGTGTATTTGCTAGGTCAATAAATTTTAATTTATTATCTAGTTTATTCAGCAATGCAGTATCTTGCCTGTTGTATTCAATAAACTTGCGGAAGTCATTGTTGTACAATTGATCCAGGGTACCTTCGTACTGCGTTTTAGCTTCGCCTACCTCCATCTCTCCAATTGCATCCAATCGGTATGTGTGTCGTTCTTCATAGGTGTACTTGCGGTACAACTCGAGACTGTCCAAATGAACACGACCAACAAGGTCATAAGTAATAGCCTTTTTTCCATACTTCTCGTACTCCCGTTTCTTAGGGAATTGATCCCATAGACATAACCTACGGGTATCTTCTTTACTAAGAACTTTAATAATGCGGTTGACAGTATACGGCATATCGTATCCTTCACTGTTCCATCCGCTTAAAATATCTGCATCTTGAATCAAGCCTAGAAATGTTTCCAACATTTCATATTCTGTTTCAAACAGCATTGTGTTAGGAAAGTCTTTTACCTGTTCCTTTGCCTGCTCCATTGTCAGTGTCTTCGGAGGAACTGCAAGACATACTAAGGTATCTAACCATTGTAGGTGGACAGAAATTGCAGTAATTGGCATAAACGCATCTTCGGGAGTGCTGTAACCACGTTCTGGATCAAAGTCCACCTCGATGTCCCAAAATGCTACATTGAGCTTAGGAGCATCTTTGCCTAAATAGTTTTCTTCTAGACATCGGAATACAGGATTAATATCATTTTCAAAGAGTTTCTTTCCTGAATGAATCCGAGTTTCTTTTTGGAACTCTTTGTAATTTTTTACAGAAACTTTACTAAGAGGATCACCGTAAATTGAACGATATTTTCCTTTAGAGTCTGGGTAGTATAATACATATTTGGCAGGATAATCTTGAAAGATTCTGCCTTTCTTTGGATCACGCTCAACGACGCGAATAACGTCCTTGTCGCGATCCCACATTGAATCGACGTAGCTCATTTTTTCTCCTTTGTAGTTTGTGGCCTACAAATACCAACATGATCACTTATGGCTGATCAAACCTTTCTCTTATATATTTAACAGTCTAACATAACCGATAATATCTATAGTGACTAACAATAGATAATTTGCTACCATACCAGTGCTCTTACGAGTCCAAGCAGCCCACCCAAATATTGCACATTGTAAAATGAATATAGGATATAGATAGAAAAATAAAGGATCAGTTGCTCCTGCTGCCAATGTTAAGGAACATCCAAGACTCATTAGCCAGGCAGCGATTTCTAATGAAAATCGAGTCGGCCATTCTCGATAATCAGTTCTTGCCCAATTATATATTTTTTGGACAAATCCCATTAGTCTTCCTTACGGAAGCTGTGGCCGCTAATATCAACAATAGTTTCCAAATCATCAAACTCACGGAACACTTGATCCCATGTATCTTTTTGTGCAATCTTGATAGCCTTCTTGATAACGCTTGGCTTGACTTCGAGTTCTTCTGCAACAGCTTTGATTGTTTCATTCAATCCTTCTGTTAAGTCTTGAATTTCCTGCATAACTGTCATACCTTCTGCGACAATCTGCTTAATCTTTGCTTGCTCTGGTGCACCGAATGCTTTTGACATAAATTAATCTCCTGTGAACATTAAGTATATACTAATGCGAATACAGTGTCAAACTTTTATTCGTTCATTCGCCATTTGTTTTCTGGCAAACCGTAGTCCCACTTTGGATCCATTTCGACATTCCATCTAGTGGTAGCAACATTGAAATCTGGTATTTTCATTTCTTTAGGATTACTTGCAGGTTCTAAAATAACAACACGATTATTTGGTTGTGCGGCAAATTGTCCATTGTCACATTTGATAAAGTTAAAACTTTTGTGATCCTCAACATCCTCACTGTGTCCGCAATCAAGCGTGTTAAAATCGGGATGCGAGGAATCAACAGTAAAAAGATATTCACCTTCTAACCATGAACCATCTTTCATTTTAATCTTACACCTCATGTTTGCTATCATTGCTTTTTTAATCACAGTAATGTCATAGGACATGCTATTCCATAACTGTAAAAAGTCTAACGGATATGGATCGCCTTCTATAGGCTTCCAACAAAATGCGTGTAATGGTAGTTTGTCATATAACGCACCATACTGATTTAAATATGCCTCAATTCTAAATGCTTGGCTACGTTGAGATTTTATTGATATCCACCAGCAAGGCTCAAGTTCTCCGTGACCCTTTTCAAAGTCGTAAAGAAATTCTCTACGAA